ATCCAACAGCTGCGCCTTGGTGGCTGATGTCATCTCCACCGGCTCACCATCAGCGGTGGTGATGCCCTCCCATCCGGCCAGGATCTCGCTGGCGATCTCCCGGGTAGGGATGCCGTCGATTGCCTCGCCACGTCGAGCGGCAACCTGAATGGCCTGGTACTGCAGTTGCACCTCCTCCATCCGTGTCTGGGTCAGGCGGTTAAAGATCGCCGTGAACTGGTGGGTTCGGATCTTGCCGCCATTCAGCACCTCACGGATCGTGATCGGATGGGAGAAGGTGGGCGACTGCTCAAGGACGAAAGCCATGCAGATCAGGTGAACGCGAGGGTGAAGTCGTCGTTGCCGGAGGAAGTCGGCATCAAACGGAATGGCAGCGTGATGTGGGTCACGCTGTCAGTCTCAACGAACGTGGGCGAATCGAAGGCAGCCTGCGCAGCAGTGAACGTGATGATGTTGCCCGCGGTGCCGCCATGCACCCAGCTGATCGTGCCCTGGGTTTGAGCGCTGGCGATTGCGATGAAGTCCTTTGTGGCGAAGGCTGGCAGCTCGATCGTGATGCTGCCCGTTGTCTTGCGATCTGTTAGTCGCACTTGTTTGGCACAGCCGGCCTTCTGCTCGAACACCATCTCAGTGCCCAGGCTGAGGCTGAACTCCGTCATGCAGGCCGAGAAGCCATGCACGCTCACAGTGGCGGTGTTATCAGCATTCACAGCCACTGGTGAGGCTTGTGCGCTGTAGGTCTCGCTAGGGCGGGCCACAGCAGTAGGAGCCGACCAGATGCCCATGTGAGAGAAGGCGATGGTCGGGATGCTGCCCACGCTCAGGGCCAGCTCAGCAGTGCCACGGATGCCGCCGATTGCCTGCCGGCTGCCGTTGTCGATGTAGAAATCCATCGCGTAGCTGCTGAAGTCAGTCGCCACCGGCGCATAGGTAACGCTGGTGCTCGACACGATGGTTTCGCCAAGGCCGGAAGCCTTCAGCATCGGGCCGTAACGCGGTGCAGTGCCTGCAGTGCCGCTGCCAGCCATCTCCACAGTGGCACTGATCGGCACCGAACGCTGCCCGACGATGCTGGCGCGGTTGCCGAAATAGGGCTGGATCGTTTCGCGCTCAATCAGCTCCAGGCTGAGCGGTTCCACATCCAACTCAGTAAACAGCAGCGCATCAGTGGCCGCTGGCGTTGGATTGGTGTTGTAGGTCGATTCGGCCTTCACCAAGGCCAGTCGGTTGCGCCACAAGGCCATGGTCAGTCCTCAGTGATTGGGGCAGCTGCTTCGGATTCATTCTGGCAGGGCTCCACTTCACCGGGCTGCGCTGTTCGCTGCGTGCAGATCCATTGCCCATCTTTGAGTTCATAGGATCCACCACCTGAGGGAAGCGGCGGAATGGATGGAACTGATGAGTTGCGAGCCATAACGTGATGCCCTGATCACGTCACGCTATCAAGCCTGCGTCAGATCAGCGTCACGGGTTCGATATTGCACTTCATAGGTATGAACCCACCACATGCTCGACAGATCGCCTGGATCAATCTGTGGGTCGCTGTTGGTTGGCACGATGTCCACCGCTAGGCCGCCGATCGTGGTGTCGGCCATGATCAACGCATGAGCCGACACGATGATCGGATCAGCGAGGCTGTCCGGTGTCGCGCCACGGGTGTGAACGATCACTTCAACGTCAAGCGTGTGATGCAGCTTGCAGGTGCTGTGGCGCTGTGCGCGACCAGGGCCGGGCTGAATGACCAGTACTGGCGCCTCGCTACGGCCGAATGCCTCAGCGCGTGAGCGGTAGACCGCACGCACGCCAGTGGTGGCCGCCAGCGTCGTGGTCAGTGATTGCAGGATCTGCTCACGGATGCTGCTCACAACACCACCCCTGGCCCCATAACCACCAATGCCCCGGTGTTGACATTGCCCCTAGTGACTCGAGCAATAGGTTGCTTGTTGGTTGGTGCGGTGGCTGTTGTGCCGCCACCTTCTGCGACGTAAAGCGGTGTATTGGCGGCGTAACCGTTGGTATTCATCGCCGTGATTTCACCGCTGATTACAACATGGCCATCAGCACCGGCAGCCAATGCAGCATCAAGGATTCCGATCGCTGGCATCTTGGCCAGATTGGCTGCATCAGCGCCTGCCACGATCACGCGATCAGTGTCGCCCACATTGCCAGTGATGTAGACGGGAGTGCCTTTCGCCAGAGTGCTTGCAGTGCCGTTGCGGCAGTGAATGTAGACCGGGCCAGCCAGTGCGCCATGGATGTGCGGCAGGGTGGCCAAGCCTGTGGCTTCCAGTGTGGTGAAGACTGGATTGTCGTAGCCCTGGACATAGAGCAGTGATGTCCAGGCAGTCGTGCCATCGCCGAGCTTGAACTTGCGGGTGTCAGACTCGAAGCCAGCCTCACCCAGCAGCAGCACAGGGTTACTAGTAGTCCAATTGGCGGCGGTGTCGGTGCGCAGCTTGAACCGGGTGTAGGTCGTCATGCACTGCCGCTATTAAGCACGTTGCCTTCAATGTAGGTCGTGTCAGCAGCGCCACCATCCATGACAACGGTGCTGGTGGTGCCCACGCTGTCACCATCTAGCACTGTGTCGTCTGAGGTGTTTTGCTCTGGTGTGACGGTGCGCTGCAGGGTCAGGCTGCAGAAGGCGCCATCGTCTAGCAGCATCGGCGGGCCGATCAACGTGTATGGGTAGCCATCGACGTTGATGCCAGCGCCGTGCATCAAGTCGCCGAACAGATCAGTGCGACAGATCAGGCTGTAGTCAGTGCTCACCACCATGCCGCCGGCAATGGTTTCGCTGGGCATGTCGAGGATGCCATTGCCGGAGACGCTGCCAGCCGTCACCGGCACCGCCATCTCGTCGGTGTTCAGAAACAGATCAAGATCTTCGGTGAAGGCCATCAGCTCAGCGCCGCCTCAATCGCAGCCTTGCTGCCAAAACCCCAGGCCGCGGCTGCGTTTGCATTCCACTCCTTGCGAATCACAGGCTCGATGTAGCCGTCATCACCAGGCTGCAGTTGCTGGTCGTAACCTTCCGGGTAAACAGCATCATCAAAAGTAATTTGATCATTCAGAAGACTCGTGAGAAATGCAGTGCGCTCTTCATTCGCCTCTGCTGCGGTGAGATCGGCGGGAGTGTTGATGATCAGCATGGCGCTGCCAGCCCTAGGTGCTTTAGTCCATTCTGCCCATCTCCGTGTCGGATGTGTCCCATCCAAGCAAGCTGCGAACAACGCCAGCCTTCGTGGTCGTCATGCGCTAGTGCCAGCTTGAGTCGGCGGCGTTGGCGGATCATCGACTGGCGCTTCACCAGCTTGAACTTCCGGCGGATGCGGAACCCGCAGAACGTGATGCCGCGCTCCACTGGACCCAAGTTCCATTTGCCGATCCGCTGGCTCATCTCCTCGGCAACAAAAGCGCAGATCCGATCCTTCAACGCCAGGTTGGCCGCCTTTGACGGCACGATGATTGCTGCGTCGTCCATGTAGCGAACAAAGCTGCCGATGCCCTGCTGGGCGATGAATCGATCCAGTTTGCCGCCCCAGTAGTTGGCAAAGGTCTGGCTGGTGAGTGCGCCGATGGGCACGCCTGCTGACTGCACGGACAGCACCTGCTCGATCAACAGCAACGTGCGCCGACAGGACAGCTTCTTGCCCAGGTGGGGCAGCAGCAAATCCTGCGGGATGGTCGGGAAGAACTTGCTGAAGTCCACGTGCAGCACCCACGCATCTGGGTTCTGGCGCATCAACTGCTGCATCCGCGTGACGCAGCGATGTGTCCCCAGTCTAACCCTGCAGGCAAACACCTGCGGCATCATCGCTGCATCCAGGATGGGCCCGACCACCTGAATTAGGGCGTGGTGCAGCACCCGGTCACGAAAGCTCTGGCAGGCAATCGTTCGCTTCTTGGGATCGCTGATCTCAAACTCCAGTTGCGGGTCAGGTCGCCAACCGCCTTCGATGATCCGCAGCTGCAGGTTGCGAAGGTTGGCGTAGGCGTATTCCTTGAATCGAAGGTAGGAGCTGCTGTAGGTCTTGCCACGCCGCGCTTCTTTGTACGCGGCCAGCAAGTTATCCCAGTCGTAAATCTGCTCGTAGAGATTGCGAAACTTCTTACCCATTGGAAGGTGACGGCAGGTTTCGATGGACTACTCCCTGCCATTGCCACCACTCGGCCCTGAGTTCGCCGAAGCTGGACTTGATGGCTGGCACCTGGTTGGCACCGGCCTGCTGCCCCATGGAAACAGCAGAGCGTGGTGGTGGTTGGCAGTGGCCACGGCCGCAAAACGCGCCCCAATGTTGTTGTTGGAGTTCCAAGGAGTGTTGTTCCAGTTCGCACAACGTGAACCGGAGTTCGACGTGTTGTTCCAGTTGCCCCCGAGGATGACGGCGCTCCCATCAAGCCCGCTCCAGCTTGCCTCCTTTCTTCTGCTCCTGCAGCCGTTTGATCCAACTGCCGAGCATGGCGCCCACCTCGCCGACTAGGGCCTGGCTGGTCTCCAACTGGTGTTCGGTCATGAGCTTGCGCTTGTGATGGACCATGAACCGCAGCAGCAGGCGCAGCTGACCCAGGCTGCCATCGAGCACGTAGCAGCGGCTGAGCTGGTTGGCCTTGATGGCGTCGTTGAGCTGCTCAGCCACTAGGAACAACTGGCGGATGAACAGCTCTCGGAAGGTGCCGTGCTTGCGTGGAATCGTCTGCGCGAGCGGGTAGAGGTAGTCGATGACCCGCTCGTATTTCTCGACCATGTAGAGGCCATGAGCCTCCTTGGATGGATCCGCAGAGGCTCGCTTACTTGTCATGGGAGTCGGCCCTGGCGGGCCTCCTATCCAAGTACCAGGTGCCCGGCCGCAAAACGCGCCCCAAGGCCGTCGTTGGAGGACCAAGGAGTGTTGCCCCAGTTCGCACAACGCGAACCGGAGTTCGACGGGTTGAGCCAGTTGCCCCCGAGGATGACGGCGCGAGTTGGTGATCCGTAAACCTGCCCCCTGCCGTCAGTCTCCGAGCCGCTGGTGAAGCCGGCCGGCTGGGCAGAGGTACAGGTCTCCTGTCCCCACTGCCACAGCGTTCCAGTGGCCTGTGCCACGCCGAACTTGCTCACCCGCTCCCACTGCACCGTGCCGGGGTCAGACCCCCTGCTGCTGGCCTCAGGGGCGCCATAGGCAGCCGCGCTGAACTCGTCATAGGTGGGCAACCTTTTGCCAAAGCTCCGGGCCACCTCCGTGAACACATACCACTTGCCGTTGCCATAGGCAGTACTGCCATTGCCGCCGTACTGGGCAGGGACCAGCGGCGGGCTGGTGCCATCGGCAATCGTCAGCTCGATGCGGCTGCTCGGCACAGCAGAAAAGGTGCTGCCTGCATAGCTAGTGGCACCACAGAGGTAGAGGTCCACCCAGAACCCTCCCTCAATGCAGGCCATGCCACGTGGATCTGGGCAGCTTGGCCGGTAGGTCAGGTCCCACAGGCTGTATTCCAGGATCTCCGCTGCAGCAGTTGGACTGCCGTTGTTGAACGCCGTCGGCCGGCCGCTGGGAATGTAGTGGAAGCCGCCGACGATCGAGCCACCCGTGGCGCCTGCAGGAGCTGTGGTGAAGCTGGCATCAGCCACCAGTGCGCCAGTGGTCGGGTGCTGCCAGATGGCGTAGTCGGTGTTGTTGGTGAAGCTGCCAGGCATCGTCACTGCCGTGGCGGCGCTATAAACAACGCCATTCAACACAGCGCCTGCTGTGACACTAATAGCTGTTGCTGCGGTTTTGTAGAACAGCGAACCACGATGCAGGGGCGGGCGGCGGCTGAAATAGCCAATAGCACTTGCAAAAAAACGGAAACCGTCCCAGGTCAGATCAGCGGAGCCACCGAAGCTGCCGCCATCGTTGAACTGCACCTGCGTATCAGAACCGCCAGGGGTTGCGCCAGCGCCGCCCTCGCCAACATCATCTAGCCCGATGCCGATCAGTGGGTTGAACTTGTAGGCCATCTCTTCAGCTCCAGTAGATGGTGTCTACGCGCGTGCTCGTGCTCACGTAGGTGATGTTCAACACGCCGACGGTGCCGCCGCCAGAGCCGCCTTGCTTGTAGGTGATCGTGATCAGCCGATCGCTGCCGTCGTAGTCCAGATCAGCAAAATCAGCAGTGGCCGGGGCTGAGAAGCCACCGATGCGAGGCAGACTCATAGCACGCCGGGCTCTTTACAACCACACTCTACCCAGTCTGCCTAAGCATGAAAAAGCCCCCACCATGCGGCAGGGGCCGATCAGCTTTCTGCAGATCAACCGTACTTCTTCAGACCGAAGCCGAAGCAAGTCACAGCACTCGAAGCGGTGCCGGTCTCAGCGGTGCAGCTGAGGCGGATGTAGCGCTTCAGATCGTTGCTGTTGAGGGTAATCACCTCTTTGTAAGCAGCGTTGCCGATGGCGGTGAAGGTGCCGCCAGTGGCTGCGGTGAAGGTGCTGTTGTCAGCAGACTCTTCAATGCGGAAGGTCAGATCAGAATCAGCGCCAGCTGCAGTGCCGGACAGGATGATCTGAACATCGCCTTCGTAGCCAGCCAGATCAACGCCAGTCTGGTTGCCAGTGGCGGTGATGGTGGTGGTGGCCAGAAGGGTGAAGTGCTGGAGCTTGTCCAGCGTGAGCTCATGCAGTGCCATTGGTTTTGGTGCGACGTGTGCGTGGTTTGCGCTGGGTGGGCTCTGGATCCTGCGCCACCGGCTCCACCACTAGGGCGGCCAGTTCTGGCGCTTGCTTTGCCTTGCCGCTGCCGAGCAGCAGCCAAGCATCACGGCCGTCTACCTCCACCACATCGCCAACCCTTGCGGGCTGGCCGGCGATGGAGGTCTGACGCAGGATCTCAAGCCTCATGGTCACAGGGTGTTGTTGCCGCGGCAGAAGGCCTCGGGATGGCGCACGGCCACGTCAACATCCTGCAGAGCGGTGACGCGCACGCTGCCGCTCTTATCATGGGCGTAGGGGTTCACCTGGATATCCAGGGCGCCCCACATGCCCATGATCATCTGGTTCCAAACACCGAAGAACACGTCGCCGCTGGCCACTTGATTGGAGCGCACGGCGTTGTAACCGTTCACGGTACCGCCAGGTTCGAGCACGAACTGAGCGGTGCCAGTGGCTTTCTCAGTGGTCTTGAATCCGCCGTAGACAGTGCTGTTTGTCACGTAGGACATAGCGCCGATGTCGGCGTTGTCAGCAGCCACTTTGGACTCCATGCTGACCAGCTCGGCGTAGGTCGGAGCGGCAGCCGCAAAATCCTCGGTATTGATGCCGGTGACGAACTTGAGGCCCTCAGGCTGGCTGCTGGAGCCGGTGCCATAGAGCGCAGCACGGTCGATCTCGAGTGCGATCACAGTGGCCAGCTCAGTGCGGACCATCTGCTCAACGTCGATGCTGGATTGCAGCATCAGGCGACGGCTGAACTCGGTGTAAGCGCCGAGTGTCTTGGCCACCAGGCTCACCTGATCGACAGTGGGCTGAGACTCAGTGGGATCACCACCCTCAGCCACCCAGTATGCAGTTGCCGCGCCAGTCTGGCGTGGGATTGCCACAGGTCCCTGCAGGCCGGTCAGCATGGTGACGCCGAGCGTGTTGAGGGCCAGGCGATTGCGCAGCAGCTCGATGAAGCTGCCCGGGCGTGCATCGGTGAAGACCAGATCACCAGCACCGGAGGCAGTGCCGACAGTCAGATCGCGCTGCAGCACATCGTTGGGGGCGAGGATGCCGCGGGGAGTGATGCCCATGCGCTGAGCAGTGGCTTCGCTCACCTCACGCTCGAAAGCAGCGGCCTCATAGGCAGCG